AACTGAGGAATTCAGAAATTATCAAAGAAATAAAAAACTTATTGATTTGGAAGAAATCCCGGTTGATCTATCTCAAACTATTATAAATAATTTTGTAGAGCAAAAGCCAGCTATGCGAATGAAAGTTTTAAACTATCTAATTAAAAACAGATTGAAGAATCTGGTTGAATGTGCGGAGGAATTTTACAATGGCTAATTTATTAATCTCTGAGGTATTAACTAATACCGGTAAAAAAAGAGGAAAAGCTGAGAAGCAAAAATATCTAAAAGACAACTATTCAGTTGCCTTAATTACAGTACTTAAAGGAGCTTGGGATCCCATTGTAGAATGGAATCTTCCTGAGGGTGTGCCACCTTACAAAAAGGACGATGCACCTATAGGACATAGTTCTAGTAATCTGCATTTAGAGCAGAAAAGATTACCTTACCTTGTTAAAGGTCATCCTTTAGCAAAGGGATTACCAAACAGTAAGGTAGAAAAAATGTTTATCGACATGTTAGAATCAGTACATCCTGACGAAGCCGATATTCTTATTGCAATGAAGGACAAGGCCTTCACCGGTAAATTCGGTGGTGTTACTAAAAAAATGGTAGCAGAAGTATGGCCTGACCTATTTAGTGATATGGTGTTAGATGACGCTATTGTTGATAAAGCGATCTAATTAAAATTAACTTAACAGGAGAACCCAATACCTATATTATGTTTTTTTAAATTTTAACTAACCAACAAGGAGAATCCATGCACGAGATTCATCGATTGAGGCGAGATATCATTGAAACTAAACATTATAGAATGAGATTAATTAAAAAAGGCAAAGAAGTTCTGGCATATAAAATGGCTAAAAAGGTATTATATATGGAAAAGAATCTTCAAGATCTTGAACAGGTATATATGGGGAGGTAACCATGGAGTTAACCTCACTCGTGGGGTTAACTTTTACTAAACATGTTTATAAAACGGCATAATATACACATATTACATATAAAAGGTGTACATCATGTACATAATATGGTATAATATACACATATAAACTAATAAAGAAATATATTATGAATGAATTTTTAATTGAAAAAAACGTATACAACGGTGGTATACAAAAAGTATTTAAATTTCCTAACGGATATGGTGCAAGTGTCGTAAGACATAAAAATAGTTATGGATATAAAAAGGGCCTTTGGGAAATTGCTGTTCTTGACGAAGCAGGCAACTTATGTTATGATACACCAATTACAGGAGATGTAATTGGTTACCTTAACGATCCAGAAGTTGATAATTTACTAGGGCAAATTTCTAGATTATGAATATATTTATTTTAAATGATGATCCAGTGAAAGCGGCACAAGATCAATGCGATAAACATGTGGTCAAAATGATTGTAGAATCAGCACAAATGCTTTCTACAGTACATCGTATGCTTGATGGTGTAATGGAACGTAGGCCATCGAAGTCTGGTTCCATGTTACAATACTTTAAACTGAATGACGAAAGAGAAGATATTCTCTATAAAGCATGTCATTTTAATCATCCATCTACAGTATGGACTAGAGAATCAGTACATAATTACAAATGGCACTATGAACATTTTGTAGCCTTATGTGATGAGTATACATACAGATATGGTAAAATACATGCGACAGATACAAAACTCAGAGGTGAGTTATATGATACACCAGATAATATTCCTCAAATACCAATGACACCGTTTAAATTAGCAATGGCTTCATTTCCGGAATGTATATCAGAATGTCCTATTACGTCTTATCGTAAATTTTACGAAACAAAACAACACAGGTTCAACATGGCTTGGACTAAACGAGAAGTGCCGGAGTGGTTTAATTATGCCAATGTATGATTTTAAAAATTTAGAAACTGGTGAAGTAGAAACTAAAATGATGTCAATTGCTGATATGGAAGAATATGTTAAAGATCCAAATATTCAGCAAGTTATATCTCCATCTCATATAGGTTACGAAGGAAATAAATCTATATTAACAAGAGCTGGAGGCGGTTGGAAAGAAGTTCAAGATAGAATTAAAAGTGGATTACCACCACAGGATAGGGATAAGATTAAAACAAAATGAATAAGAAGCCATCAAAACTTAGAATTGAGCATTTAGCCAAATTAGAACCACTAACAGAAAACCAAAAATTAGCATTTGATTCATTTGCTTCTGGTAATCATATGTGTTTAGATGGTTCAGCAGGTACAGGTAAAACCTTTATATCACTATATCTTGCATTAGAAGCTGTCTTAAAGAAAGAATACAGTAAGGTTATTATTGTTCGTTCTGCTGTTCCTACAAGAGATATGGGATTTCTACCAGGAACACAAGAAGAAAAAGAAGATGCATACACTGCACCTTATAAAGCTATTGTTAATGATTTATTTCAAGATAACGATGGATGGTCCAAAATGGTCCAAAATAAAAATATAGAGTTTCTTACAACTTCGTTTATAAGAGGATTAACTATTAAGAATGCAATTGTAATAGTTGATGAATCTCAAAACTGTAATTACCATGAGCTATGTTCAGTAATCACAAGGTTAGGTGAAGACTGCCGATTTATAATGTCAGGCGATTATTACCAATCTGATTTTACAAGAAATAGCGATAAAGACGGAATTAAAGAATTTATTAACATTATTAAAAACATGAAATATTTTGATCATATAGAATTTTCATGGGAAGATATCGTACGAAGTGGATTCGTAAGAGACTTTATTATGACAAAGGAATTATATGAAAATGGGAAACTTTAAACATGAACCAATTGATCTTGGCTATACAGACCTTACTGCACAATCTACTGGCTCTGGGCGAGAATACGCCGATCCTGATAATAATCGCTATCCTAGTGTTACAACAGTACTTTCAATATTAAGCGAAGATCATATTCGTGCTTGGAGAGCTCGTGTTGGTGAAGAAGAAGCCAATAGGATATCACGAAGAGCTTCTACAAGAGGCACAAAAGTACATGCTGTATTAGAGAAATACGTAGATAACGATGAAGATTATTTAGATGGTGCAAATCCAATTGTTACTTCTAATTTTCTTGAAGTTAAAAAGATTTTAGATGAAAGGCTAAGCTTGGTTTATGCACAAGAAGCAGCACTATATTCTAAACACTTAGGATTGGCCGGAAGAGTCGATTGTGTAGGTGTATGGGATGGTAAAAATTCTATTATAGATTATAAAACAGCAGCCAAACATAAACGAAAAGAATGGTGTGAAAACTATTTTATTCAAGAAACTGCATATGCTATTATGTGGGAAGAAAGAACAGGAATGCCAATTACGCAATTGGTAACTGTAATCGCAGGAGACGAAGGTGCGCAAGTTTTCGTTGAACATCGCGATAATTGGAGCAATAAGTTATTAGAGACAATTGCTGAATACAAAAAACGTAAGATTTTCGGGAGGTAGTATGAAAAACTTTAGAGATCAGATGGTAAAAACATCAATGGAATATATGCAAGCTCAAGCTGCAAAACACAAAATGAATGCAGATATTATTTTAAGCAATCAAGTATCAGTTGGTGAACATTCAGACCAAATGGAAACACTTGAAAAAGAGTTAGGACTGATGTCTGATTATATTGATAAATATGAAGTGTTAGAAAAGTACTTTAAATAATGTTAAAGTGGTTACAAAATTATGAATCAAAGGGCCACGTAGGTATTACATGTGGTGCCTTTGATTTACTTCATGCAGGACACATTACAATGTTAGCTGAAGCTAAAAACGAATGCGATTATTTAGTAGTAGCATTACAGTGTGATCCTACACTTGATAGGCCAAGTAAAAACAAACCTGTTCAATCCATAGTTGAACGTCAATTACAAGTTGCTGCAGTTAGGTATGTCGACGATGTAATTATCTATAATACAGAAGAAGAGTTAAAGGATATATTTCTTTCACTTCCAATTGATGTAAGAATTATTGGATCCGATTACTTAAATAAGGACTTTACTGGTAAAAACATATGCGAGGAAAGGAATATTCGTATAGTTTATAACACTAGAGATCACTCTTTTTCTTCTACGTCCTTACGCGAAAGGATTAAAAAACAAGAGAAATAATGCATAAAACCCTGTACAAATGTGTATAATAATGGTATAATATACATATTAAATAAACAAATAAAGAAAAGATGAATAAAAAGATGAAAGAAAATATAATTTTAGTAGATTGTGATGGTGTATTATGTGATTGGGAATACTCATTTACGCAATGGATGAACCATAAGGGTTATCCAACAAGTGATTCCACTCAATATAATGTCGCTAAAAGATTTAACTTGACCCAAGAGTTTAGTAAGAAATGTGTTCAAGAGTTTAATGAATCAGCTGCAATTGCTTTTTTACCACCTTTAAAAGATGCTGTCTATTACATGAAAAGACTTAATATGTTACATGGTTATAGATTCCATTGTATTACATCTTTAAGTGATAATAAATACGCTCAAAGATTAAGAACTCAAAATCTAGAATTACTTTTTGGTAAAGAGTTATTTGACGATTATATCTATCTTGCATGCGGTGCTGATAAAGATGAAGAGCTTAAAAAGTACGAAGGTACAGAATGCTTTTGGGTAGAAGACAAAGTAGAGAATGCAGAAGTTGGAAAGGGATTTGGTCTTAATTCAATTCTTGTAGCTCATGAACATAACGCTTATTATAAAGGAGATATTCCAAGGTATTGGAAGTGGAAAGACATATATAAGCATATAACTGGAGAAGTATAATGCCAATAAAATTTAAAGAATCAGTAAAGAATAGAGATGGATCAGTCCAAAACTTTTACATAAAATCAACCCCACTTGCAGAATTACAAGAAGCATTGGATAAACAACATACGCCTAATAAGAAGAAACAAAAAATCCGTAATGAATTGGTAAGGCGAGGTGTTTAAATATCTCTGGAAGATATGGGCTAAATCTTTAGGCGGAAAGGCAAGTGTAAATGATGATCGCCAAAACGATCATGTAGCGATTGCAAGGACAATAATTATTTTAATTTATATTATAACAAATTTGGTTATTATTTCTGGAGTGATACATCATTGGTAGTAGTGCAGAATTTTCTGACTACCTTGTGCATTCTTCCAGATTTCATCATCCTGTGAAATTTCTTCCAGTATAATTTAATCATATAACTATTTATAAGACTTATGGTAACAAAAAACGAAATAACAGGGGATTCTATTAAAAGTAAGGGTCCAAGTAAAGCATATTCTGATAACTGGGAAGCTATCTTTGGCAAAAAGAAGAAAGACGAAAAGAAAGATCAGGATAAAAAAGAGGTGCAGCGCCCTTAGCTCAGCTGGATAGAGCAACAGCCTTCTAAGCTGTGGGTCCCAGGTTCGAATCCTGGAGGGTGCGCCAAAAATATATACTTGAATGTATATTAGAATATATAATTATTAACTAAAAAAGGAAAGTGAAATGAGTAGTATTATTATACCATCGTCGGATGCAGACAAAAAACGTATCAGAGAAGCAATGCAAGAGATTAGTAACTCTTATATTAGAATGGAAAGTGAAAGGGCTTTTGTAAAAGAAGCTATTGAAGCATTGGAAGACGATGTTGAAATTCCAAAGAAAATTCTAAGGAAAATGTCAAAGGCTTTTCATAAGCAAAATATATCTGAAATTGTTACAGAAGTTGAGGATATAGAGGCATTAATGGAAGCTACTAAGTAAGAAATCTTATAAATAGTAGTATGATTAATTTTAATGGCTACATCACGGAAGAGATAGAAAAACGAGGAGTCACAGAAGTTGCTGTATTGGCACTAGATGCTGATGAAGGAACTGCTGCTGACATAATCTCTAATGTTTGTGAGTTTAACGATGTTAAATGCACAATTATACACACCAACAAAGCATTCCTAGCGGATAGCGATGTAGAACTAAGAAAGGTTGAAATACATAATATTGATGGTGAAGGTAAACTTATATCTTTAGACATTGATAATACAATCATCTTTGTTAGGGCTGGTGCTGTAGGAACTTTAGTAGGGCAAGCATTAGTATCATCTTTACAAACAGCTGGATTCTTTTTAATAAACGATTTAGAATCCATGTTGTTATGTAATAATAAAATGGCAACAAGTATCGCATTACAAAGAAACAATGTGCAGATACCTAAAACAGCTATTTTAAACAATGAAGAATCTATTGAATCTGCTGTAAAAAGCGTTGGTGGTAAATATCCATTAATTATAAAAACACTTACAGGAACACAAGGTATTGGTGTATCTAAGGTCGAATCATATGATTCATTAATCTCAGTATGCCAATCTTTATGGAAGTTTGAAGCACAGTTATTATTACAAGAATATTTAGAAATGAAATCTGATATTAGAACACTTGTAATAAATGGCCATATTATGGCATCAGCTGAAAGAAAACAAACTAAAAAATCTAAGGACTTCAGAAAAAATGTTCATAGGGGTGCAGAAGCAATTCCATATAAACTATCTGAAGAAGAAGTAGAAGTAATACTAAATGCCGCTCGAGCAACTGGTGCATATTATTGTGGAGTTGATCATACTGTAGTTAATGGTGAAATATATGTCGTTGAGGTAAACGGTTCGCCTGGTGCTAAATCACACTTTATGGGTTATGATTTAGAAACTAATAAACCTACTAAACCTTTAACTGCTGAGAAAGCAATTGATTTAATGATTAAGCATATATTAGAACCATACAATAGAAAAAGCTGGTTTAGACAAGAAGCTGGATATATAGAGACAGTTCATATTGAAGGTTATAAACTACCTATTAGAGCTAAGTTTGATACAGGTAATGGAACAGATGCTTCCATGTTACATGTCGATAAAGTAGAAATTAAAAATAATAAAGTTTATTGGGAAAAGAATGGTCAAAAATTCGTTAACAAATACCTTGGAAAATCAGTAGGTGTTAGAGGTCCTAATAATAAAATTGAAAGAGCTAAGGTAGAACTTACAATTAAATTTAATGGTAGATCATATAATGCATTTATTGGTTTAACTGAAGAAGACTCAGCAAGTGAAATGTTAGTTAATAGAGAATTAATGACACTTATGAGAATAGCAATTAATCCAAGCTTAAGGTTTGGTATTAGTGATTGGACAAGAAAGAACGATGAAACTGACGTTTAATAACAAAAATATAAAAGTTAGGAAGATAGTTCCAGTGCATGCTTTGACTAAAATCCAGGAAGATAAAACAAAGAAAATTCCTAGGAAAGAGAAGCATAAGCATATAAATAGTTACGAGGTATAAAAATGGCAGATATAAATTTAGATTTTGATTTTGGCTTTACAGCTGTTGACGAAAACGAATTAGAAGCAGTACAGAAAGTTACGACACAAGCTTCTGATACATCAGCTAGTTTACAAGAAGCTGAAGAAAAACTAAATAAATTATATAATGCTATATTACCATTGTTAACAAATTTAAAGAAAAATCCAGAAAAAGAATATATTCTATGGCCAAATAGAGTTGACAAAATAGAACAATTCGAAGATTTAATATCAGGAATTATAAAATGACAATAATTTCAAGCGGTCAACTGGCCTTACAAAACGCAGGAACAAATCCATCAGAGACTGTTGACGATAAGTTACTCGATACTACCATGACAACTGGACTTGATGCCCTCCTTACCATCAGGCAAAGGAATGAAATTGATGATGGCGTGTACTCAAATGTATTAATGTGGCAAGGCGATCTGTATGGATTTAACCAAACAGCAAGTAACTTTTCCAGTAGTTATATTCACGATCGTTGGCCAATGAATACTGCTCTAGGAATACAGGGTGAGGGAAGAGGCTATAGTAGTCAAAGTGCATTTGGAAGTCTGGGTTCTAATACATATTCAGATAAGTCATCAGTCAGTAGAACAGTAAGATTTCTTTTATGGGGATTGCCTGATTCTGCACCTAGCCCAAATACTAATACTAGAATTTTTGGATTTGCATTATCGGGTTCTAGTGTTACTAACACCGATAATACCTTTGAAAAGATTAAAATTACAACAAACGGGGGAACTGCTGTTACAATAGATAGAAATGATTTATCTTATGACAGTAATGAAAACGGAAATAGCTGGTGGGAATGGCACGGAACCTCTGGCACTGTATATAACGCAATAACTTCATTAGGTACACCAAGCTCGGGTACTTCTTATGATGTAGAAATTATATCTGGTACTACAACTACAACTAGTAATAACGGAATCGCAGAAGAAATGGGTGGGGCTGATAGTTCAGATGTTAGATTATCAGACTATTATAGAAATGGCGATTTAATAGGTAATGTGACAGGGATTCCAGAAGAAGGTAGTCCTCCTGCTCAGATTAAATTTTCTGATTTTTATGGTAAAACTTTTCAAGGACTAATAATTGATCATAGTACTACCATACTACCTGACTATTACGCAACGGGTGGTGGTTATGTTACTAACTATTTTAGTGGCTATCAGGAAGGAGAAACAGCTGCAACTGGTGTTAGTGATACTTTAGGCAATGCTTCTTTCCCGGATACTGGTACAATTACCTTTGGTGGTTTAACTAGAAATGCGAATGATGTAAAAATAACAGAAGCCCGATTTTGGTCTGTTAATAATGGCTCATCATCTCAACAATTCAGACTTGTCTTCGAAGATCATAGCTCAGACCATGGAACTTCATGGGCCGATTCTGGCTGGACAGCAGTTGAAATTTATCTAAACCAATCTGATACTAGCGGTAGTCCAGATTTAACTCTTGCTAGAACTGCTGCAACTTCTGCAACATTTTTTGATGGGACTAGCTATACAAGTATGACTTATTCCTGGACTACTTCTCAAGCCTATAGTAATTATTTTGGCAATAATACTACTCCAAGTAGTAATAACACTTCAACAATAAATATAACGGGACTATCGTAATATGTCGATTATAATTACACACACTGAAAACCTAAATTCATCTTCTGGGTATACTACTACATTGGTTAAAGATAATATTAAGATAGAATGCCCATCTGAAAGAGACAATGATTCTGCTTTAAACGAAACTAAATCAAAGGATAAAATCTTAAACATTTACCATGAGAATCATGGCTCAGTTAAAGCACAAATTAATGTTGCCAGAGTAGTAAACGAAGATAGTGCTCACGATATAACTTATATGGATGGAAGTGTATCAAGGAATGATTATGCAGTAGGTACAACACAAGGCCAAGCTATTGTTGCAAAATTACAAGCTACATGGCCAGATGAAATTTCTTCATATACTACTCACGGTAAAAACCTAGTAGCAGAGTATACAGCTCAAAGACCACCATATACTAATGATAGTATCTCTTTTTACAACTTTGAAGAACCATCGGATGCGATTAAAACAACATTTAATGCAAGTTACGAACAATATATGTCATGGCATGGTTTAAAGTTTGATAAGGTTACAGAAGATGTCTTAGCTAAGTTTGTTATTCCTGCAGAGGAAATGGAAAGAGTTGACCCAGATACTTATATTGAAGTATTAAATGGACTTCCATTAGGTAGTTACCACTTCTATGCTAGAATACACGATAAATCTGATAATATAAATGAAAATATCGATGTTTATTTTCTATCAGATGCGAATATTGTAAAAGATTGGTGTACTGAAAATTCATATACATTTCCTTATGATATAAGTGATAGTTCTATTGAACCAAAGTTAATGATATGGGGCTGTGTTTATAATATAACAAGTAATACCTTTACACATATTAAAGCTTATACTAGGCAAGAGGCATAATAAATGGCATTACAAACATCAGGAGCAATATCATTAGGCCAGATTCATGTAGAGGCTGCAGGGTCTGGTTATGCGGCCACATCAGTCTCTTCGTTAAATGATAGTGATATTAGAAATTTAACGGCTGCAGCTGGTAGAACTATTAATAGTACACTAGGCACAGAGATAGATTTTGCTGATTTCTATGGAGCATCTGCAACTGTAGATTATCCAGCTATGGTTACGAATTCGGTTGAATTAGCTTCTGCTTCAGGTTATAGTTTAACAAGTGCTAAAGCTGGATATGCTGCTATAGTTAATCCTAGTTTCAATAAGGCCGGACTTAGTTTTAGGCTGTTTTCTAATTCATATGGGGTATACCTATATGTAAAAGAGACATATAGCGGAGCCATTTCAACTTATTATAACGCAGGTGGTGGTTTTACATTAAGCACAACCGAAGTAATGGCTTCAAAGAATAATACCACGATTGATAGTGGTGATATAACTCATGCTAAAATACATTTAGATTATACACAAACGAATACTGGAATGGGTACCGTTAGTGTAGTAAATAATAATTCATGGGGAGCGATCGGAAGTACAGGCGATGTAACAACATCTCTTGAAGCCGCAGTCGGAGCTGAATGTTATGCTAGTAATGCAAGACGGATGATTGGTACCGCTAAAGTATATTTAAGAGGCACAGGATATAATGATACACTAGTTGTAAGTCACGACTTTGATATTCATTGTCAAGCAACTTCAAATAACTGTTTCTAATAGGAAAAAACAATGACAATACATATAGATATAAAGTTAGACATTATTAGAGATGATTCTAATGTAACAAAGACAATTAACGTCACCTTAAATAAACATAGTACAGATACTGAATTAACAAAGACGTACAATGATGAAAACGGTGATGAACAAAGTTATTTGTATATGGGATATGTAGACAGTACTATTACTGCTACAAAATCAATGGTATATACCATACCTGATGAGAATCAAACAAATTTGATTGTAGGTACAGAACCACACAATCATGCAAATGAATTAGCGTACCAAGAAAAATATTTATTATGGTGGGCTGGAATAAAAGAATCCGATGTGTATGAAACTAAGCATACGGAATTAGTAACTGGAGTATAAAATGTTTTGGAATAAAGAAGAAAAAACGGTGATTGATGTAGATCAATTAAGAGAACAATTAATTATAGACGAGGGACAGGTAAATGAAGTTTATCATGATCACCTCGGTTATGCTACATTTGGCATTGGACACTTGGTACTTGAAGGAGACCCAGAATATGGGTTGGAGGTCGGTACTCCAGTGGCAGAGGATAGAGTCATTGAATGTTTTGCCAAGGATGTAGAAACAGTAATCGAGGATTGTAAAAAATTACACGACGGGTGGGA